TCTTATTTAACTTTTTCGCCATTTTCTTAATATAAGAAACAAACTCTTCCATAGCACGAACTTTTGCTTCTTCAGGGTTGGCAGCACCTTCTTCATCGTCAAAAGACACTGGATGATATTTGTTAAGGTCCAAATACGATTTGATTAATTCATCGTCCGTCATATCTTCCTCGTCAAAAAACGACCTGTATTTTTTAAGGTTCTTAACGAGTTGGTCTTTATCTATTCCATGAAACCCGTCAATAATATAATTGTAAACGGCTTGTTTTAAAGTGTTGGGGTTGTGGCCTCTCGCAGTAATAATTGAAAATATTGACCCGTTATTAATTGCTTCTCTAAAATCATTAAATGCCGGTCCAAGTTTTGCTCTCATAGCATCAACCAAAAAATCTTTGTCACCTGCGGTTCTAAAGTTTCTATATGGTTCTTCAGAAAATCCAACAATGGTATCACCATTATAGTCAAAATCTTCTTTTCCAATTTTACTTCTGTATTCTGCAAAATCATCTGTACTCATACCAACTTCATCACCATCTTCAGTTTTTAACATTATCTTTGTTGGCATATGAACAATGTTGTCATCCCAATCAAACGCATAATATTTCATATCTGGTGTTCCCTCACCCTTAAATCCCTCTCTAAGTTGTCTTTTCATACTTGGCAAATAAAGGGGGTACTAATTGTACCCCCGTTATGTTTATTAAATATTTTCAAACGAAGCTCCTGTTGGAGTAATAAAGAATTCGATATCGATGAATTCTAATGCCTTCGTAGGTTTTAAGTAAATTTTACCTGTTAATGTGTTTCTATCTAAGTCTTCAGGTGAAGATGAAACAGTTACACGGAAATCGTATAAACCTCTGTCTCTTCTGATTGAATCCAAGATAGGGTTAACACTATCCAAGAATTGTTGTCTAACGATTTGGTCGTTTTGTTCAAACAATAATCTTACAGCTACTGCGGAAATTAACTTACGAGCTTGAAGTAATAATCTTCTTACATTCAATCTGTTAAGTGCTGTGTCAGCAATTTGTAATGTTTTATTACCCCAAATTACAGTTCCAACATCAGAGAAAGTTGCGATAGGGTTGATTCTACCTTGATACAATGTATCTCTGTCAGTTTGTGTAAGTTTTTGCCTAGCTTTGATTGAGTTTACAAGACCTCTTGTGTAACCCGCAGATGCGAACCAAGGGAATGAAATGTTATCAGTCAGTGCTAAGTTTCTACAAACCTCACCTGTTGGTGGTAAGTAAATTTGTGTATTGTTTACAGTATCTCTTGTTAAAATCCAAGGGTAGTAAGTTGCAGTATAGTTAGAGTCAATTCCTGTATTATCCAAGTTGTCAACCGCTTCTTGTGAATAGATGATATCCAAAGAACTTGTTGAATCTGGTGTATACATTTGGTAGTCAGGAGTTGTACAGATATAAACTGAATCTGCTCTTGAGTATTGAATCATGTCAATTGCTTCTTCTACAAGATTTGAGTTGTTAATATAGTCAATACTTGCACTTGCAAACACGTTAATGTTAGTTGCTTCAGGATTAGCGAATGTCAAAATACCAAGTAAGTAAGCGTAGTAGTCAGTATTTGCAAAGTCCTGAGTATTGTTTTGAACAATAATTCTCTTGAACAATCCGTCACCTGTTGCAGTTGGGTATCTTGAAGATGGTGCAGTACCCGCCAAATAACCTGACTGTCCTAATTGGAATCTGTCTTGGTTAGTTCTCCATTCTCTGTAAATATCCCATCCGTCAAATCCACCTGCGAAACACACAGTGTATTTTCTTGAGTAGATAAAGTAGTATGGGTTATCTTGTGTTGCTGGGTCTGCTCTAAATTCTGCAACACCACATTCAAACGCTGTTTGACCACTTGTTTCTGAAGTGTTCGCAATTGTAACTACAGTTGCTCCTGAATCCATGTGGAAACCTTTACTTAAGTAATTCCATTTGATTGAGTCAGTCGCTAATGCCCAATTTGATTGTGGGTTTTGTTTTCCTTTATAAGTTAAGAATGATTCATCAATTCCATATTGTGTTGAGAAACCTAAATAAGTTCTTCTTACAATATCACCAGGAGATTCCACTGTATTTGAACCACCAATAGGTGTTCCAAAAGGTGGGTTAGCAATAACTTCACCTGGATAATCGTATTTTGTTTTAAATTTAGGATATGGTGATGGGTAAATTGCAGCATCTTCATATTCTCTTTGTGTGTAACCGTAGAAACCACAAGGTAAAGAATCGATTGGATACTCATTTGCCATTTCAACCATGATGTATTTTGAAATCAACGCGAACTCACCATTAGACGAACCAATTTTTTTCGCAATAAAGTTATTAGTTGCTGGGTCCATGTTACAATTGGTAAACTTTTCAATTACAACAGGGTTTGCATCTGTATCAAAGAAATTTCTAACAAAAACATCAAACGACATATTGTTATATGATAAGTTTGCAATTGACACTTTAACTTCAGTGTTTGCTGAATCTCCATCAGAAATTGATATAAACTTAAATAAGTTATATACCTTATTACCTCTTAATTCAGAAACCAAATAAGGTGTTTCAGGTGATTGGTATTTTTCTAAATTCCATGCAATTGATTGACTTGATTGACTTCTTGCGTCTGGTAATGCAATTAAGTCACAATTCAATCCACGAATGTATCCTTGACTATAAGCATAATTTAAACTTCCTTGATAAATTTCCTCAACATAAATTGGAACTTCAAATCTTGATTTACCAAAATTATCAACTCCCAACACTTTTGTAATGTATTTTGCAGAAGATGCCAATAATGAAGTTTCTAATGAGAATGTATTATTATCTTTAGTTACACCTGATAACAAGAATGTTCCATATGGTGTGTCAGTTATACCTGAATATTGTCCAGTACAAATTAATTGTAAATTATTAGGAACCCAAGCGTTGTCGTTTTCGTAATCAATACCTACTTCGTAAACAGGTCCGTGGTCAATACTATCCGCAGAATTAACATATTGAGTAATACCTCTTGAACGAAGAGTACCAACAACCATGTTATTGAATTCTGTGTATGCAGTACCTGTAAATGTATATGTTTCACCTGTAACTGTACCAGTAAAACTACCACTGCCACCTGAACTTAAACTATTAACAACATAGTAGAACGAATAACCTGTATAGTTATTTCCTGAAGAAATATCAAAGTTAGCATAAAGCCACGGGTCATTTTCAGATGACGATAAATCATTAAGTTCAAAATCGTTAATACAATTATAAGGATTTTGAACTGTTGGGTATGAGTTAATTAATGGTGTATAATCATCATCAGGAATTGCACCATATACTACGGATGTTGTTGCCGAAAGAGATGGTGTGTCAATTATGTTACCTAAATATGTGTTAAAATCCTCTTGTATTGTAGATGTTGAACCGTCTTGTAATCTGTATTGAACATTCAAATTCGCCTGAACTTGAGCAGGTAACGCCCCACTTATAAAGGTAATTGTATTTCCTGATGATGTACCAGTAAATGTTGCGGTAAATGTTGTTGCGTTTGATGGTGAACCAATCGTTGTTGGGTCAACATTAGCAATTAATGAAAGACTCCAAGATGGACCCGCATCATAACCCGACAAACCCAATACTCTTGTAACAAACAATTGGTTTGATTGTTGCAAGTATGATTTAGCAATATATGCAGCCTCATATTTTGGGATTTGAGTGTTATAAAATTTAACGGGTTCGGTTCCACCAAAGTAGGCTTGGAACTCATCGTAATTTGTTATGAATACTGGTTCAAATGCTGGGCCTTTTATAGTTTCCCCAACAAGACCTAAAGTCGTTACCCCCACACTTTGGGCTACGAATGATAGGTCGGTTTCAGATGTGTAAACGCCTGGTGATACGAATACTTTTTGATTTGCTTGTGCTGTTGCCATTATTAATTATTTCTAATGCAGATTTATTTTAATGATAAATATTCATTACTAACACAAAAAACTTGACTTTTAGATATCTATTTGTAAACAGTAGGAATAAATTCTACCTTTTTTCTGCCTATGAAAACAAAGAAAGAAATAAAGAATATTAAAATATCACCAGAGTCTCACGAACTATTGAAAAAATACTGTGATAAGAGAGGAATCAAAATATATAAATTCTTAGAAAATTTAATTTTTGAGAAGTGTAAAGAGAAAAAGGATGTGTACGGAGAAGACTAAACCAAGCTACTTTCAAAAGTAATTGAAGCGTCATTTCCACTATCAATTCTTGTAATCTCAATCCTCAAAATATCGTTAGTAGTT